CGCCTCGATCACGCAGTCCTCGAGGTCGGCGTAGCGGAGGCTCGGCCACCCCTCCCGGCGGAGCCGCAGCCAGGCGGTGACGGTGAACGGGTCGTCGGCGAACAGCGCCGTGAACGTCTTCCCGGTCTGCGCCTTCAGTTCCTTCAGCTGCCGCGGCGTGAACCGGAGCGGCTCGTTCAGGTCGACGCGGATCGGTTCCGGCAGCGGCAGCGGCGCGGCGTGCAGCGGGGTGGTCAGCTCGGGGTCGGCCATCGCATGTCCTTCACCTCGGTCGTGGTGGCGTGCTGCGCGGCGGCGACGACGAGCGGCTCCGCCTGGCGCACGGTCGGGAACAGGTAGCGGCCGCCCGCCAGGTACGGCCGGCCGTGGCCGCCGCCGAAGTCGACCCACCCCGCGTACGGCACGCCGCCGCGGTAGCCGACGCCGACCGGCGGGCCCGGCTCGACGCCGACGTCGGACCGCATCGCGCCGCTGACGGCAGGGACGCCGCCGCGGACGCGGCTGGCGGTCGTCTCGGCGGCGGCTCGGAACTGCTGCTGAGTCTCGGCGTCGATGTTCTTCGCGAGCTGCGCGGTGCCGTCGGCCAGCTCCGGCCAGCCGCGGACGCGGATCGCAGGCTCGTCAGCCATCAGGCTACGGACCCGGCGTGACGCTCTTCACGGGCGGCCCGACGAGCGACCACTCGATGTCGATCGTCGACTCCGCCATCGCGTCGCCGTTGATCGGCGCGTACGGCTTCGGCACCACCATCCCCGAGTAGGACGGGTTGGTGGCGGAGACCGGCTGCGACTTGTAGGGGATGATCTCGAACGCGACCGGGACGCCGCCGTCGACGGCGGCGCTCAGCGTGTCCTCAGTCGCGCCGGCGTCGAAGCTCTGCTCGAGCGTCAGCACCAGCGACCACTTGGTCGCGCCCGGGTAGTCGGTCTCACCGCAGAGCGTGGTGATCGTGACGCTCGCGGTGTCCGGGCTCAGCTCGAGGTGGTTCGTGACGCAGTCGAGGACAGCTCCGTCGATTGAGACGGACGCGTCGTTCAGGATCAGCGGCTGCGGCGGTGCTTGAACGGCCATCGATCATCCTTCCAGGTAGACGGGCGTGCGGTAGCGGATCTCAGCCGCGAGGTATTCGGTCTGGTCGAGCCAGGCTCGCCAGCGGAGCGGCGTGCCGACCGAGATCATCGTCCGGTCGGGCGCGTCGAGGCGGGCGGTGACGTAGCCGACGAGCTGCTCGAGCTCGGCGACGCCTTCGCCGGGTTCGATCCGGCCGGCGACGGCGAGCACCGACAGGCGCGCGGAGAACGAGCACATCCGCCGCAGGCCGGTGCTGGTGGCCGGCTCGAGCCAGGGTTCCGACCAGTACACGATCAGGGTCGGTGGGCTGACCGCGTCGGCGGTCATCTGCACGTTCGGGTCGCCGTCCGCGGCCGGCTGCAGCGCCGCCACGGCGGCCAGGCGGGCGTCGGTGACGGTCTGCAGCGGCACTGCTATGCGACTCCGAACGTGGTCTTCAGCGGCGTCAGGGTGGCGCTCAGCTTCGCGAACGAGCTGGGCGGGACGAGCAGCGGCGCGCCGCCTCCGGCGGGAGCTCCGAAGGCGGCGTCGTTCGCTTTCCACCACTCCACGCCGCGGAGGATGTTGACGCGGTTCAGCAGCGGGTTCGGCGAGACGACCGGCTGCTCGTCGAGTGCCGAGTCGATCTCGAGCGCGGCGGCGTCGAGGCACGCTTGCAGGCTCGCGGAGTTCGCAGGGGTCTCCGCGATCCGGAGCGCGTCGGCGAGCTCGGCCGTCGTCGCGTAGGCCACTAGTCCGCCTTGTCCGCCTTGTCCGCCTTGTCGGCCGCGGCGGGCTTCTCGGCGGGCTTCTCGGCGGGCTTCTCGGCGTCCTTGCGGGTCCGCCCGCCGCGCTTCGGCTTGCGGGCGTCGTTGCCGGAGCCGCCCGAGCCTTCGTCGGCGGGCCCGGACGCGTCCGGTCGGACGAGCTGCTGGTTGGGAGCGTCCATCCGCTCCGGTTCGGCCTTCTCGGTCACGGCGTCTTCACGATCTTCGACAGGCCGGCCGCCTCGATCACGAGCGCCGCGAAGTAGCCGGCGTAGGCGACCTGCACGCCGAGCACGGACGGCTCGACGACCTGCAGCGAGCCGATCCGGTCTTCGTACACCTCGGCGGCCGCGGTCGACGCGACCAGGATCGTGTCGGCCGCCATCCCGCCCGAGACGATGATCGGGATGCCGGAGATGCTGCCGGCGTTGCCGCTCGCGAGCGCGTTGACGTTGAAGCCGGCCGACTGGGCGTTGGTCGGTCCGACCGGTGGGAACAGCGGCCCGAGCACCGGCATCAGCTCGGGCGGCGCGACGGCGATGATCTGACCCTGTCCGCCGGTGGCTGGCATCACGGTCGCGGCCGCTCCCCACAGCGCCGCGGACACCTGGTCGGCGGTCGGCGCTCCCGTCGGCAGCGTCGGCCCGGCAGGCGCGGCGGCGGTCAGCGTCGAGCACGCGTGGTTCTCCGTGTCGAGCGCGTACTGACCGGCCAGGTCGTTGATGACCAGGTCCATGATCGCGGGCTGGGTCCAGTCGATGTCCTGCCGCGAGACGTTCACGTAGCCGCCGTACGTGCTGGCGCTGACCGGCAGCTTCCCGATCACCATCTTCTGCGAGACGAGCTCGGTCTTCTCCGGGCTCTGTCCAGCGACGGCGGTGTGCTGCGTCACCTTCGGCCGGCTCCACGAACCGCTCGGGAGCTGCCGCGGCCCGAGCGCGTTGATCAGCGGCCGGGCGACGTCGACGAAGTTGACGACCGGGCCGAGGATCTGTTCCGGCAGCAGCCCGGGGTTGTCGGCGGTCGTCTGATGCGCCGCCGCGCGGTGGTACACGTCGAGCCGGCTGCGGGCTCCGTCCTGGCCGAGGCCGGCCCGCCAGATGTCGAGCACGTACGCGCCGGCCGAGCGGTACTCGACCGGGCGCTGCGCCGGCTCCGGCGTCAGCAGCGGCGCGAGCTCGCGCATCCGGTCCCGCGACTCCTGCGCGATCCGGCTCGACTCTGCGAGCGGCGCGACCAGGCCGTTGATCGTCTGGATGCGGTCGCGGGCTCGGCCGACGAGCTCCATCTCCTGAGCGTTCAGGTCGCGGTTCGACGTCTCGGCGTCCTCGACGATGCCGTCGATGAACGCCTGCCGCTCTTCCAGCTCACCGGCATAGCGGGCGAGCATCTGGTCGGTCTGTCGCATGGTGCGCAGCCCCTTCGCGTCGTTCGGGTGGGTGGGACTGAGATCTCAGAGCCGCGGCCAGCCTGTCCGGCGAGCCCGATACGCACCATGCGACCTGCGGGCTCGAGCTGCTGCTACTCGCGGCCGATGCTAGCGAACCGCTCGTTCAGCTTCCAGCCGCGTACCTCGTCGAGCAGCGGCGTCGGCACCGCGCCGGCTGGGCCCGGCGGCGGCTCGGCGGCGCGGACCGCGAGCACCCGGGCGTCGGTGTAGGCGGGGTCGGGGACGAGCGCGATGTGCTCGAGCCAGGCCGACGCGACCCGCATCAGGCTCCGGCCGTCTGCCCAGACGACGCGCTTCGGCCGGTAGCCGACCGAGGCGTCCAGCAGCCCTTCGGAGGCGAGCTGCAGCGTCTCGTCGCCGAGCTCGGTCTGCGCGATCCGGACGCTGGCGTGGAGTCCCTCGTCGGCGTCGGGGTCGAAGCTGATCGCCTTCCCGACGACGGCGTCCGGCAGGTGCCCGCGGTTGACTGGGAACCGGCGGCGCTCGGCGGTGATCCCGCCGAACGCGCCGCGCTCGAACAGCTCGCGGATGCGGCGGCCGTGGTGCGCCACCACGGTCTCGACCTCATACGGCACGACGATCAGGTCGATGACGCGCTCGCGGAACTCGACGCCGCTCAGCCGGCCGGTGCGGATCAGGATGCCGTCAGCCACGGAGTGCTCCCTGCGGTAGTCGGTCGTCGAGCCGCTCCGCCTGCCGGATCTCGTCGACGGTGATGGCGGGGTTCCCCTGCGGGTCCACGATC